AAAGATAGATGGGCAGGATCAACTGACTTAGTTGGATTACATGATGGTAAACCTTCAATAATTGATTTCAAACAAAGTAATAAACCTAAGAGAGAAGAATATATAGAGGATTATTATTTACAAATTTCAGCATACTCATTAGCACATAAAGAACAGTATGGACCAATAGAACAAGGGGTTATATCTATCTGTACTAAGGATGGTCTGTATCAAGAATTTAAAATGGATGAGTCTAAACTAAAAGAGTATGAAGAAAAATGGTTAGAGAAAGTTGAAACGTATCATCTTAATAAATCAGTTAAAGCCACTTCATAACTTCTTCACCTAAAGTCTTAGCACTAATTTTAACCTTACCTTCAAGTGATCCTAGTATCATTGTATCAATAGAATCTTTTACAATTAAATCTATATATGTGACCTTAGAACTTTGACCAATTCTATGAGCACGATCTTCGCTCTGGAGCCTGACTTCAAGATTGTAACTGTTACTATAGTAAATAACATTCCTAGCAGCAGTAAGGGTAAGACCATAACCACCAGTAGTAGGGTTCCCAACGAGGAAACGACATCTATCATCAGATTGAAAACGTTCAACAGCTTTCTTACGAACATCCACTGAATCTTTTCCGTATATAGAAACCACCGCCTCTTTTCCATAACGCTCCTTTAATTTAGTTTTAATCATCTCAATATTGTAAACATAGTTAGCCCATATAATACACTTATCTTCTGTCTCCTCCAATATGTTAAGAAGCTCTTTTAACTTAGGATTATTTTTAAATTCATGTATTTCACCACTATCAGTATTAAGAAAACCACAAGTAATCTGGTGTAGTCTTAATACTTCTGTAAGCTTATTATTAAATGACACAGTCTCATCATGTATAATAGTCATAGCTTTACGTTTTAAATCCGAATACATTTGTTTCTGTTCATCTGTAAGCTCTATATATCTTTGAGCATAAACCTTATCGGGAAGATCTAGACAATCTTTTTTTCTTACTCTATATGAAAATGTTTTTAATCTATTCTCAAGTTCATCTAAGTTAGTATAATATTTAGGAAACATTACAATCTTACCTCCCATCTCAACTTGATGCATAACAGCATATCTATTTCTAAATACAAAATAACTATCATACCCTAATAAAGATCTGTCTAAAAAAGCACATTGAGTAAATAAATCTAAAGGTGATTTAGTTATAGGAGAGCCTGTAAGTATTCTTTTATATTTTAGAAAGCTTCCTAATTTAACAATTGCTTTAGTTCTTAATGCTGAATTATTTTTAATAGTAGTACTCTCATCTAAGATTAGCATAGATTGTAAACCATACTTAACTAATTTAGATTCTAACCATTTCTGGCCACTCTTATGTGATAGAGCTTCTACATTCATAAGTACAAAGTTTAATTGATCTACACCACCAAAGTTAAATAGCTTATCCGAATCAACTTTCCAGGTCCAGATATTATAATCAACTGATGCATGGGTTTCAATTTCTTTTAACCAATTTAAATAAACAGTCTTAGGAGCTATAACAAATACATGTTTTATTTTATTTTGAAGATACAACCAACAAGCATTATCTATTGCAACCTTAGTTTTACCGGTTCCCATCTCCATAAAATAGGCATAGTTCTTAGCTTCGGCTCCTTTAATAAGAGCTTGCCTTTGGTGTTCATAAGGTTGTGTTTTATAATTATACACAGAAACTTTTTATTTTATTTGTTTGCATATTGCAATTAATTAATATACTACTTTCCGAAATGGAGGTTCATATGGACTTAGAAGCAGAATCAATCATAACGATTGACACTGGCAATACCAACGATATTGCCGAATCTTGCAACAAGTTATTGGAAACTCAGGAACAAATAAAAACGGCTGAAGAAAAAGTAAAGAAACTAAGAGAAATAGAAACCGTTCTTTCTGAGCAGACAATTCCAAACTTGATGCAAAAAACCGGGGTACAAAAGATTGAACTCAACGATGGTACAAAAGTTGAGGTCAAACCTTTTTACGCTGCAAGAATACCTATATCAAAAACCGATGAAGCATTTACTTGGTTGAGAGATAATAACCACGGATCATTAATTAAAAATGATGTGTCCTTAAGTTTTACTCGTAATCAAGATAATGAAGCTAAGGCTTTGGTAGAGGAACTTAAAAACAAAGGTCTCGATGTCAAACAAAAAGAATCAGTGCACCCTAGTACTCTAAAAGGATTTGTTAAGGATCAAATCGAAAGAGGACAACATGTGCCTGCTGACTTATTCGGGACTTATGTATCAAACAAAACCAAACTAACAACGAAGGAGTAAACATGCCACAAGAGCAAACGAAACCTCAAGTGAAAGAGGTTATTAAGAAAGCCGACAACTTACCAGCAAGTATGGATTTAGAATCCGCTTCTGGTGAAGGTCAAGAGTTTGTAACAGCTCGAGACCAAAAACTACCAATCCTAAAGATACTATATGCTAACTCACCAGTGCTTGATGAAAGTGATGGTAAACATGTGGACACTGCTAAACAAGGTGACATATGGAGTGAGACATCAGGATCTGTATGGAAAGGTAAAACAGGAGTGATAGTTGTTCCTTGTCTTTACATTAATACTTTTAATGAATGGAAAGATAAAGGAGACAGTCCAGGAAGACCAGTAGGTATTCATACTGATCCAGCTATCATGTCTCAGACCACAAGGTCAGCAGACAACAAAGATAGATTGCCTAATGGTAACTATATCGAAGACACTGGTAACCACTTTGTTTATTTATTGGATGACAAATATAAACCAATAGAGCAGGCATTGATTACTATGAAGTCTACTCAGAAAAAGAAATCTAAGACTTGGAATTCTATGATGCAATCAAGAAGAGTTCAAGGTTCTAAAGATTTTTATAGACCACCTACTTGGGCTACCACTTACAGACTAAGCACTACTAAGGAATCTAACTCACAGAATTCTTGGTATGGTTGGGTTGTGGAGTTTGATAAATACTTAAATGTAGAAAACAATAGTAAAGCATTGGAGACTACTAGAGCCTTTTATCAATCTGCAATGAAGAGTGATATCTTTGGTAAGGTAGATTTTTCTGAAGATCTCAACAACAAAGAAACTAAGAGCGCACCTGTACCATTCTAATGGAAAAGGAACTCTTAAATTTATTTGAGGGTAACTCTGAACTGTTCATCACTACCTCTCTTACTGGGGAGGTAGATGAACGGGGTAAGCATGTTGCTAAAACGCTCACGCTTCACGAACCTGTTACTCTTAAACTATGGAAGGATCACTTAGAAGGTGTTCAAAGAATAGGAATAAAACCTGAGAATGGTGATGTTGTTAAGTGGGGCTGTATAGATATAGACCCTCAAAGCTATACTGGATTTAGTGAAAAGAAAATTGTAGATATTATTAGAGAGAACAACTTACCTTTGATAGCGGTTAGATCAAAGTCTGGTGGACTACACCTATTCTTATTCTTAAAAGATTGGGCTCCAGTAAAAGATTTATTAAAAAAATTAAATGAATGGAATAATAATTTCTTTCAATCCTTAGAAGTATTTCCAATGAACAAGTGTATGAATATGCCATACTTTAATATGGATGCTACTACCGAACATGCATATGATAATAACAATAGCCCTGTACTTATAGGAAGATTTTTAGAATTAGCTAAACAGAAAACAATATCAATAGAAGACTTATTTAAAATTAAAGTTAAAGAATACGAACCAGAAAGTAATTGGAAAGATTATCCTCCTTGTGTTCAGAAAATGATTACAGATAAATGGAGAGGGGATCATAGAAACGATTTACTATTTAATGTTGGAGTATTAGAGATGAAAAAATCTGATGACTCTTTAACTAAAAAACAAATAGACGATATACTGCAAGAAAGAAATAAAGAGATCTTTGTTAAACCAATGGATCCAAAAGAAATTACTAATACTATTGTAAGCTCCTTAAGTAAAAAAGGTTATGCTTATAAGTGTCCACCTAAATTAAATGCTATTACTCCTATATGTAATAAAGACTTATGCAAGTTTAGAAAGTTAGGTATTGGTTCTCAAGTACCAGACATGATAGAGGACTTTAAACAAATAGAATATGTAAGAGATACTAAGTCTATCCAGTTTACATTTGAATACCAGGGCCATAAGATTTCTGTAACTCCAGAAGATATGAAAGATGAGAAGTCCTGGAGAACTAGATTATTAAGATATGGAATTTACTGGATGAGTTTACCTAGACCTAAGTCTGGTCCACCACCCTTTGAATTATTATTAAGAGAGATAGTAGTTAGAGCACAAGAGAATGTTCAAATGAAATATGAAGATACACTTGAAGAGGAGAAGTATACTTTCTTAAAAGATTTCTTTGAGAACCATATTGAAGAAGATGATTTTGATAAGCTTAAAGACAACTATGTTATACTAGATAGTAAAACAAATGAGTGTTATTTCAGGAAGATTACTTTAGAACGATTCCATGGTAACAAGAAAATATTTAAGAGTGTTAAAGAAGCTTTAGATGTTTTAAGTTGTCAGAGACTTGAATATCATGAAGGAGTTAAGAATGTATGGAAAGTACAGATGCCTGACTTTGTGGAGCATATGAAAATAAAATCTAAACAAGATAAACAAACTAAAGATGTAACAGAAATGGATGATGACTACCACACAGGGAAATTCAGAACTTGAAAAACTTAAAAGCCTTTATAAGAAAACCATAAAGATTTTTGGACCACCGGGTACAGGAAAGACACACACTTTAATTGAGAAAGTATTAAAGGGTCATTTAAAAAAAGGTATTCTTCCTAGTGAGATGGCCTTCCTATCTTTTACCAACAAAGCAGTTAACACTGCAGTAGCTAGAGCAACAGAAGCTTTTCCATTATATACTACAGAAGACTTCTATCGATTTAAAACATTACATACTTATTGTAGAAGATATTTTTCTGAGGATGTCTTTGATCCTAAAGATTGTACAATTGATTTTGCATTACAGACTAAGATTATTAAAACCAGTGATCAAAGATTAGCGGATGATAGCTTTCTCTATAAGGATTGGTCCTTGGGAATATATAGTAAGTCCCGTAACTTATGCATTGAACCTAGTCAAGCCTACAAGAAAGAGTCTTATAAAAAAGATTCATTAGATGTATTTTTTAGAAAGATAAAAACTTATGAGCATTATAAAAAACATGGTGGTGAAAAACCTTTTATAGACTTTGATGATATGATTGGTAGAGCTATAAATGAAATAGATTTCCCAGCATTAAAAGTTTTAATTATAGATGAAGCTCAGGACTTCACACCGTTACAATGGTCAGTCATATATAAGATGGCAGATAAGGTAAAAAGAATTTACTTAGCTGGTGATGATGACCAAGGTATATATAAATGGAACGGTGCAGATCCTAAATACTTTACTACTTTTTTTCCAGGTCGAAAAGTAAAACTAAGAAAGACTAGAAGATTTGGTGCAGCTATTCATAAGTTTTCACAAATAATAAGACGAGGTATATTAGATAGTGAAGAAAAAGAATATGAGCATACAGAGAAAGATGGATTTGTTAAGAGCTATAGAAATTTTACCGAGATACCTTTTGCAGAATTAAAAGGGAGTTGGTTTATTTTAGGTAGAGTAAATAGTACAGTCAATGAACTAAGGATGCTGGCTAAAGATGCTGGCTTATATTTTAAAGACAATAAAGATGTTAAGTGTTTTGATATTAAACAATGGGAAGCTATTAAAGCCTGGACCCATTTAAGTAATGGTAAAAAATTAAATAAGAATCAAGCTAAAGTTATGTATCAATATATAAGAGAGCTTACTGATTCTAAATTTAGATCAGAAAAGTTTTGGTCTAGTGAACCAGACTTTAAAGAATATTCTTTTAGTGATTTAAAAGAATGGTGTGGTTTAGATTTACCTAATGAATGTGAAAGTAAACAATGGTGGTGGATCTTAAGGAGAAACTTTAAACCTAATCAAATAAGACACTTCATTAGATTACTTAAACGATATGGCCAAACAGAACTTAATAATGATCCTGTTATAATTATAGATACAATACACTCAGTTAAAGGGGATGAAAAAGATAATGTAGTCTTATACGGTAAAGGAAACTACCCATCATCATTTAAACATAAGAACGCAGAAGAGAAGATCAATGAAAGAAAGGTCTGGTACACCGGTTCTACCAGGGCAAGAAAAACTTTACATCTATTAAGAACTGACTATAAGTATAACTACCCATTGGGTGCAGAATATTTAATATATGTACAGGAGAAAAATGACAAACAGTGATATATTTAAAGACGATTTCCCAGAGACTAAACAAATAGGGGGCAATCATTATAAAAACTTTACCATACAACCTTACGAATTTATTTCAAAAAATAATCTCTCTTTCTTTCAAGGGTGTGTTGTTAAATATGTTTGTAGGTATTTAAACAAAGATAAAATA